ACAATTGGAATTTGCTGGATATCCAGATGCATCTGCACATGACGGTGTTCCAATTGATTCTGAAGTAGATGGCAAGCCTGAAAGAATACCTCTTGGATTTCCTTCAGATGCAGACGGAGATGCATCCAAAGTTCCTACAGAAATGTATTTTGAATTAGGCGGTGTAACATATGATATGGAAATAAGTGCAGAAGGAGCCACTTATAATGTTAGTGCATATAGACAGAAAACAGGCGGTAGAGATAGATTACATTTAAAGACTGCTCACACTATAAAAGGCAGAACCCTATCAGAACTGTTAGGTGGGCTACATCCAGTACAACCAGGTAGTACTTCTGATACAACACCGGATAATTCACAAGATCCTGATGCCGGTGCTTCAGGAGATGAAGTCACTGACACTGGTACTGATGCTACAACACCAGCCGAAGAATGGTATGGATTGGAATATGCCTTTAATAAAGATTTTGAAGATTTAGACGACCCGGTAGATAAAAAGACGAACGAAGAGTTTAAATTATTTTTAGACGGGTTTATATCAAATTTTGCTTGTAAAGAAGGTGATCCTATTAAAATGACACCAGATACGATTTCTGATGCATTATTAAAGGATTATAGTTTATTAGAAACATTCGCAAAATCAGGTTCAATTACAAAATTAACTGACACTGGTGATAAAGTGTTGAATTGGCAAACCCAAACAGATCAGCAGTCAGTTGAAGACGACGCCGCTGGTGGACCGGTAATTGTTGAATATGATGTTAGTAGATCAATAAACGACAGCATCAATGTTAATGGTGCTAGGGGAGATATATCAATTACTGAAGAAGTAGAAAAAACTATTAATGGTAAAGCCGTTTATTCAGATCCTTTAATTTCAATTAACATTCCCGCTGGTACTCATATCAAAGATTGTATATATTTAGTTTTATCCCTCAGTGAAGATTTTGTTAATAAAGCAATTAGAATTAAACCTGGAGGTTACAATGAGAAAGACATTAAAACTGTTGATAGTGCATATTCAAGGTGGCTTACATTAGATACAGATCACTTTGTAGATTTTTCAGAACAAAGTTGGGACGAAAAAAAGGGTTCTTACGATGAATACTTTCATGTAAGACCAGTGTTGTCTTATACTAGTAATCCAAACATGATTATATTTGAAGAAGAATATGAAAAAATTAAAAATCCAACATTAAAAGAAATTTCAACTCTGTTAGACTCAATGTCCATACAAAAAGAATACTACTATAGTTATACAGGACTTAACACGCAAATATTGGATTTGTCCTTAACATTTGATGAGGCTTATGCATTAAATATACCAGCATTTGGATTTGGAGACTATGCTCAACAGTCTGGTGTAGCCACAGCATCTGCATTAAAAGAAGAAGAAAATGCACAAAATACAAATGATAGTGAAGGTGTAAACGATATCTTAAGTAAAGATAAAAAAGCAGGTGGAATTTTTGAGACTCTCAAAGGACTTAGTGATGTAGAATTTGAAAAATTTGCAGAATTCGCCGGATACTCTTCAGAAGACATTTCTAGATTAGTGCAAGAAAAAAATTATGTAAATGAATTTGGAAGTGTAAGGGGAACAACAAATATAGAAGACCAAGAATACCTAAAAGAATTTGCGAGTGGTTTGGCTATGGATGACGTAGGAGATGCAATATTATCTGGTTACACTAGAACCACAGAAAATAGTGAAGACCCGGTACCAACAGAAACTACAGAGTTATTGACCGATTTAAGTAATGATTTAACTGTAGTGTCTCCTTACATATATGCTTCTGCATTAGTTATGGGACTGGAAGGAAATGACATGGCGGCGGAATTTTACAAGTCACTTGACAATGAACAACTTGGAGAAGAATTTCAAAATATAGTTAAGCCTAAATTAGATACAGTAGAAGTATCTAATATTGTTGAATCTGCACCGGAAGAAAGAAACTCCATTAGGTCAACAACAATGAGTCATTTAATGAGACAATATACAAATGCGGCGTCTACACAAATGATGGATCTATCTGTTAGGGGAGACCCTTATTGGTTAGGCAACGATGTGTTTTATGACGTCCGTAAAGAAAGCGACGGTCAGCCTGATTTTACAAAAAAGACACAAGATATTTTCTTTGTAATGGAAGCACCTAGAAAACTAGATTTTGATTTAGATGACGAAGATAACAATACCGGTTTATTTGATTATGGCAGTATAAATTATACACTAAGTGGAGTTTATCTGGTGTATAGATGTACATCCAATTTCAGCGGAGGATTGTTTACACAAGAGTTAAATATGGCACAGAACAAATTATATGAATTTTCTAAAATAGAAACAATTAAAAGAACCGGAACACAGAATTTAGAAGATTTTGAAAATTATAAAGCACAAAAGGCCTGGAACGAAAGTAGAGCAGAATACTATAAGAAACAAGAAGAACAACGCTCAGGAACACCAACAGAGTAAAGTAAAATGGCACACAGATATACAAGAGAACAACATGTAACAGACGGAATTTATTTCGGTGAAGTCGTATCTGCACAAGACCCAGATATGAACGGTAGGCTTAAAGTATATATTCCAGCACTACATAAAAGAAGAAAAAATCCTAAAGGCTCAAACGATAGAGAAATGGCAACATTTAATTGTATCTGGACCTCTCCATTTGCAGGTGGTACAAACTATGCAAATGAAAATGTAAATATGAAAGATGACCACAGGGGGTCTGGAAAATCATATGGTATGTGGATGGTTCCGCCTGATGCAGGAACGCAGGTTGTAGTAGCATTTGGGCAAGGAAATTTAAAATACGGAGTTATAGTAAGTTGTTTATTTCCTGAAGATCGTGCATTTATGGTGCCGGGTGTGGCAGGATCTCCCTTTAACTACTCTAAACTAGGGTATAAATTACCAGTAAGTGAAAAGAACAAATTTGATAATGAAAATCCTGGTAAAGGAACAGATGTATTAAGGCCGGCACACTTAGATTATGCAAGACCTATTTACGAGCAAGGATTACTGGGCGACAACGTTAGAGGAGCATCCTCAAGTACATCTAGAAGAGAATCTCCTAGTAGTGTGTTTGGAATATTAACACCGGGTAATATAAAACCACCCACAGGAGACGGTCCGGCATTGCCTGGCAACAGAGGTGCAGGACATCAATTTGTAATGGACGACGGTGATCAAAACGGTGCCAGCAAAAATATAAGATTGAGAACAGGTGGTGGTAATCAAATTCTACTAGATGATAATGAAGGAATAATTTACTTCATTAACAAGAGCGGTAAAGCCTGGATGGAATTAGATCAAGCAGGCGGGATAACAATATTTGGAGAAGGGTCAGTAGATATTCGCTCTAAAGGAAATTTTAATTTAAGAGCAGATAGAAATGTAAATATAGAAGCCGGTGGTGATGTCAATATTAAAGCCGCAGGAGATACAGCAACTGGTGATGGTGACCAGTATGTTGGCTTACAGCCTATTCCCGGACTTCCATCATTAGGGTATGGTGGTAACTTAAGATTTGAAAGTGTTGCACAAACATCTATATACTCTGGACAGAGTGCCCAACTTACATCAGTAGGAGGAGATATAGATATAAGTGCCGCAGGTAGATCAGCGATTACAGGTGGAACAACTGGCGTAGATATATTTGCAGGTGCAGGTGGAATTAAAATGATGTCTGCATTAGGTGGTATCCATTTAAATTCTTCATTAGGAATAAATTTAACTAGTACAGCACCTATTAGTTTAGCAGGACTTCCAGTCTTACTAAATTCTCCTGGAGGCATACCAGGTATGCCGGCATTACCAGCCTTATCAGGTAGTGCAATATCAACAAACAAACATGACGACTGGTCTAGTAAAACTCCTGATTTTGGAGATTCCGATGATTTAATGCCAGATACTACAACAGAAAATGCGTCAGGTAGGGAAAAAGGTTCTACTGTTAAATCTATAGTAACAACCATGCCTACTGCAGAACCTTATTTAAATCATTTTAAATCAGATGCAATGGCACACCAACAGTCTTCTATGACAGAAGAAGATTATGATGATGAATTAGGTCCTAACGATGCTGATTCACCAGACGGATATTTGGGAGGTTAAGATGACAGAAAAGAAAGGACATAATCCAACACCTGTACAAAGTTTTAGTGACGGTCTCGATGCAAAAACGAAAAAAGTAGAAGAAACTTCCAAAGCATTTTCTGAGGCAGTTGGTGCCGTTTCAGGTGCAAGGGTAGCCGCAGAAAGAAAAAAATTACTAGGTAAATTAAAGGGTATTGGAAATAGTTTACTTGGGCCTATAAAAGACAAAATTAGTAATTTCAGTAATCCAGTATTTAAGAAGATAGAAGAAATACAAAGTTATATGGATGTACAAACATTATTACTTAAAGTATTGCCTCCAATAAGAGTAATGATGACCAATGCATTTGGTGATAAAGTTATTGGGCCTTCTAAAATATTAAAAGAAGCACAGGCAATGATCAAACAAGTGCAATTAGATATTAATAATTTAGAAACTTTAGTAGATGATGTAAAGGCTTTACCGGCACAAATGAATGCTTTAGCCAATGCTACAATCAACGACATCTATGCATCTGCAGGATTAGTAGGTGGTTCAATGGCAGACTTTTCTAATCTTGCAAATTCTTTACAAAACGAATTTACTTTGGGTTCTTTAAATGATTTAATTAAAAGTACACCCGGTGCGGCAGTAGGAGAAAGTGGTAGCGGAGACGGTATTACAAACAGAGACTTATTTGTAAACATTGTTGCTGGATTAAAAGAAAAAGGAATTACACCAATTATAGATGGACCGTCTATTATACTTGTAGACGATCAGGGAAATAAGGTTATAGATTTTAACAATGGCATAGGCCCTATAGGAATAAATCTTACAGCAATGTCTTTATCGAAAGAATCAGAAAACAGTATTCATGCTCTTGTAAAAGTTCCTATTAGCGACTTTCAATTTGTTGCTCTTGTAAGTTTTGTAAATCATATTGGACCTGTAAACTTTGCAGGAAGTTCTGTATTAAGACAATTAAACCAAGAGAACTATCACAGAGTACCAGAAATGATAATGAAATGGAGATCTGGTGCTTTATCGCCTAATGCAAGTGCTGTAGTTAAACAGGATTATGTAGATAGAAGACTTTTTGAAGCAGAATTATTCACTACACCAGACTGGGTAAACTTTGATTACAAACCTGGAGAGGGTGCTTTATTGTCATGGCCACAACTTACAACAGAATTAAAGGAAGCCAAGAAGGCCGCAATAGAAGAATTAACAAATAAAGGTATTGATCCAAGTACTGGAGAACAATATTTAGAAGGAAAGCCAGTAAAGAAAGACGACCCTACGGCTATATACGACCCTAAAGGTTAACTATTTTTTAGTTCTTTTTTAAGGTCTGCATTCTCAACTAATAATCTATACTTTTGCTCTTGCTCGTCAGCAACTGCTTTTTCTAGCAATTCAATATGAGCTCTCAAACTATGATTTTCGTTGTTTTTCTCAACCAACATAATTCTTAGTTCTTCTTCTAAAGTATTATTAAGTGTTTTTGTATCAGACATGTTATTTCTCGATTAAGGTTTGCAAAAAATCTGTAACACTATTATTTAACAAAACTCCGCTATGTCCTGCTTCTATAGTGATGTTTTCAGTGTTTTTAAATTTAGGTGGAGTATTAAGTTGACTATCCACTGATATCATTCCGTCGTTTGCCTTTCCGCCTAATCCTGCTAATGGATTAGAACCACTGGTACATACTATATTTGTATGTAAGCCATTGTAAGACTTTTCTTGTAATAGTCCTAAAACTTCTGCCCCAGGCCTAGTATTTTCAAATACTTTTTTATTTCTAAATATCATTGCAAGTATTCTAGCAACTGGAGTACCTTCCCAAGGAGCCGCTATTGTAACTAAATGTTCTACATTTTTAGGATAAACACTTGCATACCAACTTGCTAGTAATCCTCCGAAACTATGTCCCACTAAAATTACTTTTTCTTTACCGAATTCTCTTTGTTTACGCATTCTAAACAATTCTACTAAGTCATATGGATCATCTTCCATATTATAGGAAGGACGTATAAAATTGTGTTCTGGTAACTTTAAAGTATAGTAATTAAAGTTATCTGGCTCTGCATTTGCTCCATGTATGTACATAATATTCTTCATCTTGTTATTATACAGTCTAAAATTGCCATTGTCAACTATTAATTAAAACTAGTTATAATGTTTTTGATAAATACATGTATGGCAATATTTAAAGGATTTAGTACGATAGATAAGGTTAGAGCACCATATACTTTAACTGATATAGATCTAGTTAAAAGAGATCTACTCAACCATTTTTATACTAAAAAAGGTGAGCGACTAATGAAACCAAACTTTGGCTCTATTATATGGGATTTACTAATGGAACCAGAAGATACAGTAACAGAAGAAGACATTAAAGACGATATAAGAAGAATTATTGATACTGATCCTAGAGTAACACTTAAAGATATCACATTATATATGATGGACCATACAATAAGAGCGGACGTTGCCTTAAAATTTAATCCGGGTTCAGAAGAAGACGTGTTATATTTAGAATTTATAAATGAATCAGAGGGTTTTGAATAATGGCATTATCACAAAGACAAACTAACTTATTTGCCGCAGAAGATTGGAAAATTGCCTATAAGGCATTTAATAATGTAGACTTTACATCATACGATTTCGATACATTGCGACTTGCAATGGTAAATTACATAAGAACTAATTTTCCAGAAAACTTTAACGATTACATTGAAAGTTCTGAGTTTATTGCAATTATAGAATTACTTGCATTCCTTTCTCAAGCATTAGCATTTAGAATGGACCTTAACAGTAGAGAAAACTTTTTAGAAACTGCTGAAAGAAGAGAAAGTGTCTTTAAACTTGCAAGGATGTTGGGATATAACCCAAGAAGAAATACGGCGGCAAGTGGATTAGTCAAAATTAAGTCTATAAAAACAACTGAACCTTTAATAGATAGTTTAGGTGCTAACTTATCTAACAAACAAGTATTCTGGAATGACGTAAACAATCCAGAGTCTTATGAACAGTTTATTACAATATTAAATAGTGCATTTAGTAATACAAATAGATTCACTTCGCCAATTAAGAAGGGGGTAGTTGGAGGTATAACTACAGAACTATATAGAATTACAAAACAAATTAGTGCTTCACAAACCTTCCCCTATACATTAAATGTAAATGGCATAAGTAGAAATTTTGAAATTGTAGATGGTGATTTTTTAAATGGAAAATATTTTTACGAAAGACATCCAGACCCTTTAAACAATTTAGGATTGTTTTATAGAAATGACGGTAAAGGACTTGATAGTAGTAACAGTGGTTTCTTTATGATGTTCAAACAAGGAACATTATCATTTTCAGATTTTAATTTTAATACACCTATTCCAAATAGAGTAGCAGATCTTACTTCCTCAAACATAAATGAAACAGATGTTTGGGTACAGGAAATTAATACATCAGGTGCTGTAATTAGTAAGTGGATTAAAATACCTAATACAGTAGGACAAACATTAAACTATAATAGTCAAGCATTTGGAACAAGAAATCTTTATGCAACAGAAAATTTAGACAACGATGGTGTAAGATTAAAGTTCCCTGATGGAAACTTTGGTAATATGCCTAACGGAATTTACAGAACATGGCATAGAACCAGTGACGGTGTAAGTTATTCACTACAACCTGACGATGCAAGAAATATTACTATAAATGTTCCGTATGAAAACAGAAACGGTTCCCCTTATACAATGACTATAACATTGGCATTACAAAATGCTGTAAACAATAGTTTACCGACAGAATCATTAGAAAGTATTAAGCAAAGAGCACCACAAACTTATTTCACTCAAAACAGAATGATAAGTTCTCAGGATTATAATGTTTTTCCTTTTGCAAAAAGCAGTAACATACAAAAATTATCAGCAGTAAATAGAACACATGCTGGTCATAGTAGGTATATAGATATTAATGATCCTACAGGCACATTACAGAACATAGATTTGTTTGCAGATGACGGTTTCCTTTACAAAATGGATAAAACTACCAATGTAAGTACAGTTATAAGTGGAAATAATACAGCAAATAATGTTGTAGAGAATATTTTACCCCTGTATTTTAAAAATCAAAATCTTAATAACTATGTTTACGACTCTTTCAGAGATAAATGGAAAAAATACAAAACTAACAGTTTTGATATAGAAAGTTTAGGTGTTAAATGGAATCCTCTACCTGTAAAACTAACAGGAACAACAGGTTACTTTACAGAAACATCAAGTGCAGGAGCGGCCGGTACAGAAAAGGTATTAACAAATACATTTGTATCATTTAAACAGTTCCAAGAAAACAATTTCCTTAAATTAGTAAACCCAAGTGATATGACTGAGTATAAATGGGTAAGAATTACTAAAGAATCAAATGCAGGATTACTATCCTCCGGACTTAGTACATCAACAGGACCATGGACACTTAGTTCCTCTGTTCCTACAGGGTGGAGAGTAACAGAAGTTATTGTAACACTAAGAAAAAAACTACAGGGTTCAGAATTGCCAGACGTTCAAGCACAAATGGAAAATAAAAAGACATTTGGTATAGGATTTGCACCAACAAACATAACAGACGGCCTTTTAGCAGACCAATGGTATGTAATAGAGAACGCAAACCTTGATAAAACTAGCAAATTTGATGTAAGTAACGCAGGAAGTAAAAACAATACTCCAGATGATGCTAGTTGGTTAATATTATTTGAATACGAAGCAGTAGACTTAAATTCTTACAGATACAATGTAACTATTCGTGGAGAGCAATACGTTTTTAATAGTAAAGAAGATATTAAATTTTACAATGTTAAAAATATTAAAGTTTTAGATAGTGATAACAAGGCAAATACAGATAAGATATCTATCACAACATTTAATAACCAACCTGGTAGTTCAGAAACATTTAGATGGTACCTAGACGGTACAGGAAGTACAGGTAATAAATGGTTTAGTGAAGAAACAGGAACCGTTACAGATCCTAATCAATATAAATTAGAATTACCATTAAGATCTAGAGACACAAATTGGTATGATATCGAAATTGATTGGATTAGTAATTTTGGTATATTAAGGGGCGAAGGTTCTGCAAAAGCAAACGTAATTTCTAAAGATTTATTTGTAAATGATGCGACTGTAACACTTAATACATATTTTGATGATGGTGTATCGCCTGAGTTAAGTGGAAACATGACTGTAGCAAACAACATGGGAAGAGTAAGTCGCATACCGGGTAAAATTAATGTAAGTTTTACAAATGCCACATTTGGTTATAACATTTTTGACGGTAGTGGTAATATTACATATAAAGC